CTGAGGATTATATTATTGATTTCTTAACTATGATAGGAGATGCATTAGCAGATTTCCTTGCCAAACAAATGACTGCTGGAATTATAAGTGGTATTGGTAGTTTATTTGGTATGGCTTTGGGTGGAGGTGGTGCAGGAACAGGTGGTGGAATGACTAATGTTGTTGGAGTTGGTACTTCTATGGGATTATCATTCCAACCAAGAGCAGGTGGTGGAGATGTTGGGGTGAACAAAGCTTATTTAATTGGTGAAAAAGGTCCAGAATTGTTTATTCCTAATTCAAGTGGAAATATTGTTCCAAATGGTGGATTTGGGTTTGCACAACAACAGTCTGCACCAGTTATGGTTGTAAATATAGAAAATAAAACTGGTTCTGATGTAAAAGCAACTCAGTCTCAACCTCAATTTGATGGTAAGAAATGGATAAAAACAGTAATGATAGAATTAGCTGAAAGAGATATGACTATTAGAAGTAAATATGGAGTAAGATAAAATGGCCTATACATTTCCTGTTTTAACAGTGCAACCATCAGTAGACCTTGATGAAGAATATGAAGATGCAAGAATAAAAAGTTCTTTTGAAAATGGTTCTGAGTTGATGAGACCAAAGTATACAAAGAATAGAAGAACATTTACAACCAGATATGATCTTCTACCAAATGTGGATAAGGAGTCACTAGCCTCTTTTTATGAAGCTGACTTAGAGTATGGAACTTATACGTTTACTTGGGTACATCCAAAAACAAGTGTAGCATATGGGGTTAGGTTTGTGGACCCTCTTAAATTTACATACATATATGATACAGATGATGGATATTGGAAAACTGAAATTAAGGTGAGGGAAGTGTAATGAAAACTTTATCTTCTGCTTTGATGATGGAAGCCATGAATATTCAAAGTGGAAATCCTTGGCTAATATTATTTGATATTATATTACCAGATAGTCAAGGAACATTACGATTAGTAAAGAATAACGAGAATATAACCTTTGATGGGAATGAGTATTTGGCATTTCCTCTAGAACTTGACCCAATTTCAGATAATAGTGATGGTGACATACAGACATTAACTGTTAAAGTATCTAATGTGACAAGAGTAGTTCAAGCATATTTAGAAGAATTAGATGGACTAATTGGTGGGCAAGTAACACTTAGAATAGTTAATGCTGGACTTTTGGGTGAGAACTATTCAGAATTAGAGAGAACTTATGATATCATAGGTTCTTCTGCTGATTCTCAATATGTTAGTATTAGTCTTGGTGCTCCAAATCCATTAGGAAAAAGATTTCCTTTGGACAGATATTTGGCTAACCACTGTAATTGGAAATTTAAAGGGATAGAATGTGATTATACAGGTATAGATTTAACCTGTAAAAGAACATTGGAAGATTGTCAGAATAAAGTAAACAGTAGAAGATTTGGTGGACATCCCGGTTTAACCCCCGGAGGTATAAGTGTTGTATAATGACTTATTAAAAGAAACATATAATAAAGGTAAAAAAAATTGTTACTGGCTTCCAAAGGAAATCTATAAAAGATTGGGAATTGATCTTCCAGAATATGATGAGCCTGATGAAGCAAGTACAATATCTAAAATGATCAATGAAGGAAAAGATTTTGCAGAGGAATTAAAAGAACCAGAACCTTTTTGTTTTGTGTTGTTCTCCCTTAGACATCCTTATATAAATCATATAGGAGTTGTATTAGAAGATTGTAAGAGTTTTATTCACATGTTAAAAGGAAGAAATGTAGCTATCGAGAAGTTAGACCATGAGTTTTGGAAGAAACATTTTAAAGGATATTATAAGTGGATAGGAAAATAGGAATAGTAAAGATTAAAAATCCATTTAATAAATTGGATAGAACTACTTCATTAGTAGATTATAGTGGAGAATCTTTACTAGAAGTGCGTAATAAACACTTCCCAACAGACATAGATGTTATAACATCTCTTAATGGAAAGGTAATAGCCAAACATGATTTAGAACACATCTACTTAGTTCCTAATGATTATGTATTATTTATTCCTGCTATAGAAGGTGATGATATACTCCCCGTACTAGCAATGGTAGCATTAGTTATAGTTGCTATTGTTGCACCATATGGTCTAGCTGCTGCTGGTATAATTAGCTCTGCTACTGCTGCTGGATTAGGTGGCACATTAATATCAGCAGGTATTATGATGGTTGGTGGTATATTAATTAATAGTTTCTTAGCCCCAACAACACCATTTATTGAAACACCTACAATAAGTGGTTCTAGTTTAACAAGTGGTGGTCTTGATGATTCTAGTGCTTCACAAACATATTCATGGAATCCACAGACTACACAGCAACAAGGATTAATTATTCCAAAGATATATGGAACAATGAAAGCTACTGGTAACATAATTGCTGCTTATATAGAAAATATAAGTGACAGTCAGTATTTAAATGTTCTTATAAATTTAGGTTATGGCCCAATAAGAAGTATTTATACATTTAAGATTAGTGATCAATTATCTTCTAGTTTTAATAGTATTAACATAGAAACTAGAAGAGGGTTAATAGATCAAAGTGTTATTTCAAATTTTAATGATACTAAAGTTGAGTATTCTCTTTCTAGAAAAGTTGTATATGGGACACCAATAGAATATACCACCATTGGTGATAACTTTGATGCTTTAGAAGTTGACATAACTTTTCCAAATGGTTTATATTATAGCAATGATCAAGGTGGTTTAGATGCTATATCAGAAAGTTTTTATGTTCAAGTGGCAAACTTGAATGCGCCTAGTACATGGTATTGTTTAACAAACACACCAACTGCTTACTCCTATATAGAATATGTAGGGCAATGGAGACAAGGGTATTGGTCACTTCGTTTTACAGATGGTGAAACTGCTGGTGAAACTATTTGGATGGATACTGGTGCTCCCGGTTCATCAAATTATAATGATCATTATGAAGGTGAAAAGGTTTCTGATGTTGCTGCTTTCATGACCTATTATTATGATAATACTAATGGGTCTTGGACTTATAGTTTTTGGCATTGGTGTGGAGATGTAATAACAAAGTATGCTACAGCTTTATCAAGTGCTACTATTGTTACTGGTGCTCAAACTAATACTATTAGAAGAACCTATAGAATAGATGGGCTACAAGCTGGTCAGTATAAAGTTATGGTTGCAAAAAATACTCCAGAATATAATTCTTCAAGATATGGAGAAGATATGTATCTTTCTGCTGTAAGAGAAATACATGTTGATGACTTTCAATACCCAAAGCATGTTTTGGTTGGCATAAAAGCATTAGCCACAGATCAGTTATCAGGTTCATTTGACTTCTCATGTATGATTGATGGTTCATTGGTGAGAGTCTATAGACCTGATGAAGTTACTGGTTCTGATGGTTATAATTATAGGTGTATACAATCACATGTTGCCACAGTAGACACACAACCAATAACTGGTACAAATTGGGCAACCTATTGGAAACAAGAGGGGCATTCTGCTGTTCTTCTAGGGACTACTTTTACAGTAGGAACTGTCTACTCTAATTTAAGTAGTTGGCATACAGAATTTAGTAACAATCCAGCTTGGGTTTGTTATGATGTATTATCTCAACCTATAATTAAAGATGATTTAACAATAGAAAGATACGATGGGATAGACCCATCTAGATTAGATACAACTTCATTTAGAGCATGGGCTGATTTTTGTGATGAATTAGTAACTCAAGGTGGAATCACAGAAAGAAGAATAACTTTTAATGGAACATTTGATTCTGGTGCGGCATTATGGGAAGCTGCAAATAAAGTATGTCAGATGTCAAGGGCAGTGTTACTTTGGAATGGTATAACTATTAAAGTTATAATGGATGAACCTAGCACTCCAATACAAATGTTTTCTGTAGGAAATATGGTAGCAGATAGTTTTAAAGAAACATTTTTGAGTCTGGAAGAAAGAGCCTCTGAGCTAGAAATATCTTTTATAAACTCAGAAAAAGGATATGAAAAAGATACTTTAAACATTTTTAATAAAGATATTGATACAAATAACAAAGTTTCAGTTGATTTAGTTGGTGTTACCAAATCAAGTGAAGTTTGGCGAGATGGTATGTACAGATTATATAACAACCAATACTTAACTCGTACAATAGAATTTGATGCAGAAGTAGATGCTGTTGCTTGTACTGTAGGTGATTTAATTTACGTACAACATGACGTACCTTCTTGGTCAGATGGTGGAAGAGTAGTTTCAGCTACTTTAAATACTATTACATTAGATAGAGAGATATTAATATCAGAAGGAAATACATATGTAGTTAAAATAAGATTATCTGACGGGACTTTAGTTGATAAAACCATAACAGATACTTCTGGAACGTTATCTACGTTTAATTTATCTTCTTCTTTTGACACTCTTCCAGATCATGATAATGTCTACATCTTTGGTATACAGAATAATGCTAAACCTTTTAGAGTAACTGGTATTTCTTATACTTCAGACCTTAAATATTCTATAAAAGCAGTGGAGTATAATGCTAGTATTTATAATTGTGATACAGATACTCCAGCATATCCAACTGCTGATTACTCTACCTTAGAAACAGTACCACAAGTTCTGTCTTTAACAGCAGCAGAGAGATTGGAAAAAATTAGAGGAAATATTGAGGTTGTTATAGATGTCTCTTT